AAGAACAAGACACATCAAAACAATAGAGCAGACCTCAATAGGTGCTAATGGTTTCAGATTGCAATATCTATATGAAAAGAAACTTTTTGAAGTATGCCACAGCCATCACAACGGCAGGGCTGATGTAATTGATAGAACACTTTTTATAAACGAAAAAGATGCGAGAAAGTACTTAGATAAAATAATGGCAGAAACCCAAGAGAGAATAAACGAATTTAAAGTTAATCAATCATTCCCACTAATCACTAAAATAATATGAGAACCATAAGCGAACAATACAAGACATTACAGCGAGAAAGGTTAAGACTTTTCGAATGCCAAAGAAACCACACCGCAGCATTGAATAGACGTTACTTGTACGAAACTGATGAGGCATACAAAGAATGCACAGAGGCACTAAATGAGTGGGATAAACAAACCGAATTAGTCGCAAGATTGCAGATTGAATACACCAACCACATAAACACGAAAGGATTGATTTATGAGTAGAGAAAAACCAAGTCACAAGCGAATAGATTATAAGTCAGGGAAGACCGAATCTGTAGTTATGGAAAGAGACCTGCATAATGCCCAGTATCGAATCATCTTGTATAAAAAGGGCGGTGTAGGAATAGTCCAGTATCGTTCATCAACAAAAGAGGCAACAGAATTATTTAACGAATTATTAAAAGAACTAAAATGATTGAAACTACTTTTGATACTAAATTATATGGGACTTGCTGCAACTATGCTTATTATTGTTTAAAGAAACTAAACATAAAACAATATAAATCTCAAGATGTTGTCAATGAATTTTATTTTAATAATGATGTAAATAACGATAATTATAAAAATTTAATTTACTCAACTATTCGAGAATTATCATTAAAACCTCTTCCTAGATATGAAACTGAATTTACACCTAAAATAAATCATGTAAAAGAAACTTTAGCGCAATGTATAAAATGCAATGAAGTGAAACCTTTGGATATGTTTTATAAATTTAGATTAAATCCTTCCAAAAAATGCAAGCAATGTATATGTATTGAAAATAATCGTGATTATAAAATAAAATCATTTCACAGACTATTGAGAAAAAATAGCAATGAAATTGATAAACTCGATGAAATAATAAATTTGTGTAACCAAAAAAAACAAGAAATATTAAAAAATGAACCATCAATTACTCAATGATTTAACGACAAATTTAAGGCAAATTTTAAATTTGATAAGGGATTATAAAGAACAGATTATATACTTGCAGGAGAAATGGGCAGAGGTGCAAGATACACATAGCAGCAAGTTATTCTTAACACAAATCACGAACTGCGAAGCCCAAATTACACATAACGAAAAACAATACAAACAAACCATTAACCAAATTAATGAACTACTACAATGACAGAAAAACAACAACTACCAACACTTAGCGATTTAACACAAGATGTTGAATTAAGCTACAAAAATGATGCTTTCAACTTATTACTAAGTCAGCAACCGCCTGCAACATGGGTTAAAAAACATCCTTACATCAGGGATTACAATTATTTACCTATTGATAAGGTCGAACACTTGCTAAAGAAAATCTTTAAGCAGTACAAAATCGAAATCACTAATCAGGGAACAGCCTTTAATGGTGTATGGGTAACGGTAAGAGTTCACTATTTAAACCCTACCAACAATGAGTGGAACTTTCATGATGGAATAGGCGCATGCCAATTACAAACAAAAAAAGATACATCACCTGCAGATCTTGCTAATATAAATAATGGTGCATTACAAATGGCTTATCCAATCGCTAAGACTATTGCAATCAAAGATGCTACACATCACTTTGGCAATTTATTTGGATGTAACTTAAACAGACGAGATACAATCGAATTTAAAGTAGATGCAGACACATTGAATTTCATCAAATCAAATAAGGAGAAAAATATATGATTGAGAGATTCATATTCGAAACAAAAGAGCAATGGAAGGAATACCGGAAAGGTTTATTCACCGCATCAAACATCAATAAATTAACCGCTAATGGAAAGAGCGAAACAGGGCTTTCAGTTGGTGCAGTTTCTTATATCTTAGAAACCATCAACGACCAGGTAGGCGAACCAAAACCCGACATCTTCAATGCTGCGATTGAGTGGGGATTAGAGAATGAATCGCAAGCGGTGTTAAGATATGCAGAGGATAACGGATTAGATGTGAATGACAACGACTTCATCTATACATCGGTGGGTGGATTTGTGTTCTTTACTTACTTAGGTATATGCGGTGGCACACCTGATGTAATTCTTAAAGATAAGATAGTCGAAATCAAATGCCCGAACTCCGATACACACCTCTATAATAAGTTATTTGTGAACGCTGATAACATTCAAAAAGAATATCCAATCTATTATGACCAATGCCAATTAAATATGTTTCTAACGCAAAGAAAAGAGGCTATTTTAATGAGTTACGACCCAAGAATAAAACAGCATGAGAATCAAGTTCACTATGTAAGTATTCCTTATGATAATGGAAGGGTTGAACTTTTGATGGATAAGATAAACGCAGCATCAAATTATCGTGATAAACTTTTAAAACAACTTAATGGCTAAGTGTAAAATCTGCAAAGAACCATTTAAGCAATATAACACTATTCAAAATAAATGTGTTCCATGTGCAATTAAAATAGGCATAAACAAACCAGTAAAGGCTGCTTATAAGCGAGTAGCAACCGAGTTAAAACGTGAGGCAAAAGATAAACTTGAAACCCATACACAACGGATAAATAAGGTTAAGCCAATATTCCAAAAATGGATAAGAGAAAGGGATAAAAACGAACCTTGTATAAGCTGTGGAGTTACTAAAACCTATAAAGATGAATGGGATGGAGGTCATTATCATAAAGCAGAAAACTATACTGGAGTTATATTCAATGAACACAACGTAAACAAGCAGTGCAAAAATTGCAACAAAAATTTAGATGGTAATTTGATTTCTTATAGACAAGGATTAGTAAAAAAAATAGGTTTAAAAGCAGTTGAAGAATTAGAAGAATTAGCAAATAAGACAAGATATTACAAATGGTCGGATGAAGAACTACAAACGATTAAAACTAAATACAAAATAAAATGAAAACAATAACAATAGAATACAATGGCACAGAAAGCAATGTTATTGTATCTGACGAACTAACACCAATCGAAGTATTAGGATTGCTTAGGTATCACGAAAAGAATCTATTTGCAGGCTTATTAAAGCACAACGAAGAAAAGAATGAGAAAAAAGAACCTGAACAACAAGTCTACATAAAAGATATGGATTTATCTGTAAGAACAAAGAACTGCTTACTTGATAATAAAATTTACACCTTAAAAGACTTAGAGCAATTAAGTGATAGAGACCTTTTGAGAATCCGAAATTTCGGCAACAAATGTCTAAGCGAATTACAATACATTTTAAAAAACCTAAATAAATAAATTTAAAAAAACCAAACCAATAAGATCATGAAAAAACCAAAAACACAAACCGAAGTCATTTTAAAAGCATTTTTAGAAGGCAAAACATTAAACCTTTCATCAGCGTATCAACTAACTAAAAAGAAATGTAAATGCGGATGCATGAAACTATCCACAAGGGTATCAGATACCTTTATACCAATGGGTTTTAAATTCATTCAGGAAAGAAATGGGCAATATGTAAATTACTCAATAGACTTCAAGAAGACATCTAAAAAACTAATCAATAGTTACCAATGATAGTCATAACTAATGAGGATAATATGGAGTTAATGGCACGTTATCCTGATAACTATTTTGATTTGGCTATTGTTGACCCGCCTTATGGCATAGGATTTAGTGATTATGAACGTGGAAGTAGTGGAATTAAAGTAAAGGAACGCTATACCAAAAATGGCAAAAAAGACTGGGACAAAGGAATACCAACGGATGAATATTTTGAGCAACTATTTAGAGTAAGCAAAAATCAAATAATTTGGGGTGGCAATTACTTTGACTTACCACCTACTCAATGCTTCATTTTTTGGTATAAACAAAACCCTGTGCCGAATTTTGCAGATGGCGAACTTGCTTGGACTTCATTCAAAAAACCTGCCGTGTGTATTGATTACCGCTATTATGGAAACTTGCAAGGCAAAACAAGCGTAACCGATGAAAAGATACACCCAACGCAAAAGCCAGTTGATTTATACAGAAATACATTAAGCAAGTTTGCAGAAAAAGGAATGAAAATACTTGACACACATTTAGGTTCAGGTTCAATAGCAATAGCGTGCCACGATTACGGATTTGATTTAACCGCTTGCGAATTAGACAAAGAGTATTTTGAAGCAGCAATGAAAAGGCTAAAAGACCACCAAAAACAATTAAAATTAATTTAACCAATGATAATCAAGATAATTATAACTATAACCGTATGGGAATTATTTGTGAAAAAATATCTCTTAAAATTATTCCATTATTTGATTAACCATTAGTTATATTTGTAAAAGAAAATTGGAGCAACAAGACTGAAACCTTGCCGATTTATGACATCTTAAACACGACATTTTTAAATAGCCTGTTTATGAGTATTTGGAAGCCTAATTGATGGGGCTTGTTTCAGCCAAAGAAAGTAAGCAGGCTTTTTTATTTTAAAGCGTAATTAATGCTAAAATTAATTATAAAAATATGGCAGTAGAATTAAAATTTACATCAAATATTAAAAGTAAACTTGTAACAAATTTGATTGTTTACGCAAGTTTCACTGGGGATATTATTATAAAGATTCATGATGAATCATTAGATGAACATTTTTGCAATTCTTATGTATCTTTAGATAGAGAAACAGCAATAAAATTAGCTAAAGAATTACGCAAACAAATTTCAATGTTGGAGGACTAAGATGAACGGATATGAACTTAGTCGGAATTGGTTTGATTGGTGCTTTGAGAATCCCGAAAAAATTAGTCCTAATCATTCAGCACTTTATTTCTTTTGCATTGAACATTGTAATAGATTAGGTTGGAAAGAAAAGTTTGGGCTACCTACAACAATGGCAAAAGAAGCAATAGGAATTAGAAGCTATAATACATACATTAAAACTTTGAATGAATTAGTTGAATTTGGTTTTATAAAGATGATTGAAAAATCAAAAAATCAATTTTCATCTAACATAATTGCTCTATCAAATTTTGACAAAGCACTTGATAAAGCACTTGACAAAGCATTGATAAAGCACAAGACAAAGCAACGTGAAAGCACACAACAAAGCAATGATAGTATAGATAAACAATTAACAAGTAACAATAAACAAGATAACAATATAGAGGAACGCAAATTAAAATTTGCTTCCACACTCAAACCTTTTTTAGATACTTATGGTCGTGATACTTTATTAGAATTTTATG